GATTGCATTGTCTTTCCACCCGTCAATATCATTCGTTCCTGAACCTTCTATCAACCAAGGTCCCTCGTTAGTGGATTTAAATTGTGCTAATTTACGATAACCGGGAGTTAAGGCATCAGGGCTGTAAATTCGATAGTCTTCAAAATTACTACCATGTGCAGGATAAATGCCTCTTGACTGTGGCATCCCTTGATTGTATAATGTATTGTATGTATCATCTACAAGACTGTGCAAAGCATATCCGTTGTGTTCCCAATGAGGAGAAATTAAGTTATAGGAAGAGTTAATGTTTGGAAAGAATACTGAAGCATAAGCATTTACATTTGAAGAATTAGAAGGTGATGCAATTTTTCCATCAAAAAGTTTATGTTTTTTGTAAGTAAATGTTCCATATCCTCCTTTTTGTAAATCAATATATCTCATTGTCGGTGCATTGTATGAATCTGTAACACCATATGCAAATGGCGTTGCACTATTTGTAGCCGATTGAGCAACTGAGTATTGAATTGGTTTTGTTGCTGAGGATAAAGATGAATTCATCGCGTGAACATAACCACCTGTTCTAAGCCCTTGAGTATTCAAAAGATAAAGTCCATGCGAAATATAACCCGCACTGTAAGGAACGTATAATTTATCACCATCTGAAAGTGCGGCAGGTAATGGTCTATCTAATAAAATTTCACCGTGATTAAAAGAACCATCAGAAAGAGTATATCCATTAGATGCACCTGCATTATTTTTCCATCTTGCTTTGATGATTCTACCCAAAACTTGCCCACTTGAATTGTAGATGTAATGCCCAATTTGGTCTAATTCGTCTGTTCCTGAACTACTGCTATTAGAATAACCCATTCCAAATTTAATTGGGTCAGTACCATCACAAACAATTACACCGTGATAGCCGATAGCATAGTCATCATCAACAGTGGTCATTTCTTGAGTTAATTGTAATGCTCTACTATCAGCAGGGTTGAAATCTAATCGACCTAAAACTGCCGGACAAACAGGAGCCAATTCTACAATTGTATCTCCTTCTGAGCGTGATAAATCAACAACCTCATATTTACCAATACTATTTACAGTGTCAAAATTAGAATATGTCGGGCTTGCTCCACCATTTGTCAATTTAGCCATATATGGCTCAATTAAATCTGCGGCCTTTGCGTTACTACTATTTTCTTCACTAGAACCGGAAGTAGCATCTGATTCAGTTTGATGAATATAATATCCTCTAGCGTCTTTATTTGTAGAAGAAGAACTGCCAATTAGTTTAGTAGAATCTGCTCCTGCTACTGTAATTTTTTTACCGGAATTAAACAATACTCCTTTATCTAATGCACCTAATAAAGAGGTAGTTTTGGATGATAGTTTTGAATTTGTTCCCATTGCCTTAGAAAATAAATATGATTGATGTGTTGCATAATCACTATATGATAAAGCAGGTGTACTATCACTCGCCCCAATCTTACTTAAAGAACCCTCTTCTAATGTAATTGTTGAAGTTCCTGTATTAATGTTTGATATTCTTCCAATTAGACTACTTATGCGATAAGTAGAAGCCCCATACAAATAACTACCAACAGTCACACCGCTAAAAAGTGTACCAGTATAAACAATAGAAGTTTGTCCAATTTCAATTCTTGCATTTGCTGAAACTGCTGTACTTGTCGCTGACACCGAAATAGGAGAGGCAGTAGAATAAATCCAATCATCTGAAAATTTATGGTCTTTATTGATAACAGGGCCTAATAATCTACTAACATCACTTCTTCCACTAATGTAAAATTTATGTTGCCCTTCTTCAACATATTCTTCAATATTTTCAATTGAACCTTTAAATGTAACTTTATTTACAACATAAGAACCTTGAAAATAATCTAAAATGTTTGGATAATCTAAAGATAACTTTTGATACATTTGAGAAGTTGGGTCCTGATAATTTTCTAAAACACCATCTTGAAAATTAATAAAAGAGTTATTCTTTTCACCTGCATTTACAAGCAAAGTAATTCCTGTGAAATTTCCACCGGATAATACAATTTCTAAACCATACACATCATTTGGTGCGCCAAACTCTAACGTACCAACATCATATCCACCCTTGAGGAGTCCATCTTGTCCGCTATTAAATACGGCTGTTATTGGAAAATCTACAATCAAAGTTTTTGTTGCTTTTGACCATGCTCTTCTAAATGCAGTTTGACTAGAAAATGCAACAGGAAGTACAGCGGTAACTGTCCAAGTTGCGGCTGTTTTCAAACGGTGTGCCGCGATTGTCCAATTTTGAGCAAGAGAGCCATTTGAGTGTGTATATACTGCACCCCTGCTTGCCAATCTGTAATGGTAATCACCAATTAAAATTTCTTCATAGGTAGAAGATGGGTCATCAAAAAGTAGAGTGTTCAAACTGTGGCCGGGTTCTAATCCACTAACAACAAAATTATTGGAACTATCAGTAGTCCAACTACCGGGTAATTCTCTATTTTTTGCAAATTCAATTCTACCCTCTGCAATTGTCTCCTTAACTCTATACTCATCAAATCTTCTAATCTTCTTACCCATAATTTTGTGTGGGTCTGAAATTCTTGCCTCTCCAAATGTTCCCGTCTTAGTAACAGAATCAAACACATTACTTTCTAAAACTCTAGGAATTACATTGGTTTTATCAGGAGATTTTGAATAATGAATGTATCGAGTCGGCCCATTAAAATCACCACTTTGCGCCTTTGTTAAATTCCCAGAACTTCTTTTGATATTTGGAAAACAAGCAGACCAATCTGTAAAATCATAATTAAACGCGGCAACAGAAGTGCTTCCATATTTCTCATTACCTTGAGGTATAGCCGCCGCAGTTGGAGTATCTGCTGTTCTTAGATTATCAACCAAGGTTGATTTCATTTGATGTTGGCTATAATCAATTGCTCTTAGACCATATTGTTGTTCTGTAACAAAGCAAGTGCAATCGTGAACTTCTGCGGAAGATGTTTTTCTACTGTAAAACACCTTGTACTTCGTATCAAAATCTAACTGCCCATCTTCTTTTAATCTCTTGTTTACCATATCATAATTAGAATCATAAAAGTAAAAATTTGGTCTAGCACACACAGCATAAACATCATGCCTATCATCTGTACCATCTCCTTGTAATCCATAACCAACTGCTACAACATCTGTAACAGTTTTTTCAGGGCCTTGGTAGATTTGAAATTTAGTACCCTTTGGTATCTCTCCATTATATGCAGGTTGAAATGTAAAGGAATCACCTGCACTTTCTTCTGTATCTACGGATG